ATCGCCGCTATCACCACGAACCCGTCAGTCGGCACGACTCCCGTTGAAGTCACGGCTTACTACAGGGTCCTGTCGCTCACGGGCGCGTAAAGGAGTCTGCCATGGACGGAGAATTCAACTTCTACATGCCCTTCTCCAAGGTGGAGAAAGGCGATGACGGATCGCGCATAGTGACAGGCTATGCCTCCACGCCGACGAAAGATCTTGATGGCGAGATCGTTTCGATCGACGCGGTAAAGGCTGCGGTTCCGGCATACATGGAATGGCGAAATCTTCGCCTCATGCATCAGCCTATCGCCATCGGTACAACGAAAGAGGCTCATGTCGATAACAAGGGTCTCTATATCACCGGCAAGATCGTCGATCCTGACGCCATCAATCTTCTGGACCATGAAGTCCTGAAGGGTTTCAGTATCGGCGGTAAAAAGCTGACGAAGAAGGGCGATGTCATCACTGCCATCGAACTTATTGAAATCAGTTTGGTCGATCGGCCGGCGAACCCTGATTGCAGGATAGACGCCGTGAAAATGGCGAAAGGTCTCGTGCTCGGGGCGACGGAGGAAGAGGAAAGTGAAACTTCTTTCCTCCGTAAGATGGTTTCAAAGTTGATGAACTCAGTGAGTTCACCAAGGACGGAACCAACTGCGCTCGTCGATGATCCTTACGGTGACGCCGAGTACGTGAAACTCTGCAAGCGCGACTTCTCGACCGCGCAGCGCAAGGAAGCAGAGGAAAAAGGTCATGCCATGCCCGGTGGAGGATATCCCATCGAGAATGAGCATGATGTCAAGAACGCTGTTCAGGCGTTCGGTCGAGCCAAGAATCCTGAAGCAACGAAGAAGCACATCATTCAACAGGCCAAGCGCCTGGGAGCGACGCACCTTCTTCCTGCCGATTGGGAAGGCAGCTCGCAGACGGAGAAAAGTGTCATGGTCAACTTCCTCAAAGAAGTCGATCAGGAAGCTTTTGAGTGGAAACACCTTGGTCTCCTTGCCAAGGCGGCTCCAACCATGCTACAGATTCCCACGGAAGTGGGTGATCGTTTAGCAAAGGGGCTCGGCACTGTCGCCGATCTCGCATACGCCTTTTCAAACATTCGCCAATGTCAGCGTCGGCTGCTGGTAGAAGGCGCAATTGAAAAAGATGGTGATGACGCGGCGCTCGCGCAACGTCTAGGCCATGTCGCCGCGGAGCTCGCGTCCGTAATCAGCGAGAAGGCAGAGCATGAAGCGTCCGAGGCTCTGTATCTTACTGATGCGGACGATCTTACGAGCTACATGCTCGGTGAAAAAGAGGTTGCAATCATGTCGCTTTCGTCAAGCACGAGCGATCTCGCCAAGCGGGCTTCGAAGGCCGCCCGTGGTCACATGGCGAAGGCTGCTCATCATCTGCACAAGGCCGCAGAAGCACACATGGCCGGAATGAAGTGCATGGGAAAGGCAGCGAAGATGTGTGCTGCCAATGAAGAAGACACCGAAAAGGCCGCGAAGGACGGGTTCAGTCACGCCGCCGTCATGGGTCACCTCGAAAAGGCGCACGGTCACTTCGCCGAAGCTGCCGATCACATGGATCTGGCCAATCATCATATGGAGAAGTCAGCCGACGTGACAGCACCGGGTGAAGGTGCGAACACTGAGGGCCTGAGTTCCATCAGCCAGAGCCACATGACCGAGGGTGAGGTCCCGTGGTACGAAGCCGACGAACCCTATCGTGCATCTGCGCGGGTTGCTCCGGGCAACGGCATGATGACTGCGGCGCAAGTCGAAGCAATGGTCAAGGCAGCGGTTGCCGAAACCAAAGCGGGATTGCTGGAGAAGCAGGTCGGCGATCTTACCATACTTCTGAGTCGTACGCCTGCATCACCGCGCAAGGCGGCACTGATGCAGACCTACGACAAGGGAGCTATCATCGAGGAAAGCGCAAACGGGAAGACACCGTCCCGCGCAGCGCTCCTGCTTGATGGTGTCGAACTCGCCGACCAAATGGATCCGGCAGCTCGTCGAAAGGCAGCAGCCCACATGATTCAGAACATGATCGACAACCGAAGCACGTTCGCCAAGTCGTTGTTCGATCCTGAATTTCGTGGTGCGGCTGGCCTGAAGCGCGCCTCGGCCTAAGAAGGAGCACAAGTTTAGATGAATAACAACGCCCTCATTCAGGAACTGCTTCAGGACCAGGACTTCCTCAAAGGTCTGGGAACGAAACTTGGTTTCGACCTGTCCAAGGCCGACACCATCAGTCAGGCAACGGGTCTTGTCTGGTACGACCTCTCCCCGGTCGTCCAGTTCATGTATCCGTTCAAAGAGCTAATTCCGCTGATCTCCAGGCTCCCTCGTGTTCCTGGCGATGGCGGCACGGCTCACCACTGGAAGCGTATCACCGCCGTTAACACGCAGAATATCTCGCTCGGCGTGTCGGAAGGCAATCGCGGCGCTCGCATTGCCATCCAAGAGCAGGATCAGGTGTCTTCGTACAAGACACTCGGTCTCGAGTCCAGCACGACCTTCGAAGCCCGTTCGGCTGCGAAGAACCTGCGACCCGATGCTCTGGGTACGGCGTCGATCTCTACTCTGCGCTCCACCATGATCGGTGAAGAACAGACTCTGGTCCTCGGCAACGCTTCGACTCCGCTCGGTACGACACCAACTCCTTCTCTCACGAAGGGTGGTACGACCGGTGCATGGGGAGGCACCGTCACCGTCTACGTTATCTGCGTCGCACTGTCCGGTTTCGGCTGGCAGACATACACGCCGTGGAATAACTCGACGATGACCGGTGGTATCCTTGGTCAGGTGACCAAGGTCAACGCGGATGGTTCCACCGATACCTTTGGTGGTGGTTCTGCTCAGCCATCAGTCGAAGCCAATATCGCTTCGGTCGGTGCGACGCAGGTCGTGACTGCAACGGTCACTCCTGTCATCGGCGCGGTCGGGTATGCTTGGTTCGTCGGTACTGCCTCCGGTGCGGAAGTCTTCGCCGGCCTCACACAGGCCAATCAGGCAAACTTCACCAAGAACCCGGCTGCGACGAATCAGCCGGTCACCAGCCTCAAAGTTGGTGGCGCATATCAGGACAACTCGACCAACACTCTGGTTCCGGATGGTATCCTCAGCCAGATCTATGGTTCTGTGTTCGGATCCGGCTATAGCACGACCATGTATACGAACCCGAATCTGCCGACCGTGGTCACTGCGGGCGATACCATCGCTCTATCCACCGGCGGTTCGATCGTCTACACCAAGGACAACGCGAATACTGGTCTCACCATCAGCGGCACCAACATCGAGGAATTCGATGTCGTGCTCCAGGCGGCATTCGATCAGTACAAGATCGGTTACGACAAGATCTTTATGTCGTCCACCGATATCGCCAACTTCCTTGGCACCTTCTTCGGTCAGAACGCTGCGGCTCAGTTCCGCATCCTGTTCGATGCTGAAGCAGAAACCGGCCGAATTGTGGCAGGACGTCGAGTAACGTCCTATCTCAATAAGTTCTTCGGGAATACCCTGGATATCGAGGTCCATCCGTACCTTCCTCCGGGCACCATCTTGTTATGGTCCGACCTGATCCACTACGAACTGTCGGGTGTCGCGAACATCCTCCAGGCTCGTGTGCGGCAGGATTACTACCAGATCGAATGGCCGCTCCGTACTCGTCGGTACGAATACGGTGTCTACGTGGACGAAGTTTTCGAGTGCAACTTCACTCCGGCCTTCGCCACCATCACCAACCTCAATCCGACTGCGGGGACCCCCTCGTTCTAAGTCGGCTAGGTGCTCGGCGCGGTGTTGCTCCCTTACATCGCGTCGAGTACCGCTAAGGAGAGATACATGCGATTTCAATGTCCCAAAGGAACAGATGCCGTGGTCCTTGACCACATTCAGTACGATGCCGATTTGGAAGGCGTCATCGATGCGCCTGCTCGTCTCAATGACCGACTCGTCAAACTCAAGTTCAAGCCTCTTGGGCCTGCGCTGAAGAGTTTTGAAGAGTTCGAAAACGAACACGAGGACTAACCCATGCCGGGCAGGATTGGTGATCTCACGACGCTGGCGAATGTGAAGGCGTGGCGCGATCCAGCGTTCACTACCAACACACTCGATCCGCAGTTGCAGCGTGAGATCACTGCCTGTTCGCAATTCATCCTGAATCGCGTCCTTGAACGGACGTTGATGCCGAAAATTTATACAGAAATTCGGAATGGAACCGGCCAATGCTCAATGACCTTACGGAACAGACCTCTGATGACCGTAAGTTCAGTGACTATCGGCATGTGCCAAGTCCCTGCGATCGTGCCAACGAATCCTTGCGCGTGGGGATTCACGTGGGATCAAAACCCTGATCCCATCCTCAACACAGGAACCGTGTATCTCCGCGGCTATGATTTCTGCGACGATGTGCAGAATGTGACAATCGGATATACGGCCGGTTTTCTGGCACCTGCCGAACAGCAGACGCCGGATAGCAGCTTCCAGGTTCAGTGTTCTGCACTGTCGCAACTACTGTCGGTCAACTGGTCCGTAGCATATGTCTCGTCGGGAGTGCTGCTCACGCCCGTCGCGTCAGCGCCAACGGTCGGACAGTATATTCCGCCTGCTGGACCAGATGGTTTCTATCAATTCAACGACGGCGATAATGTCGCCATGAATATCAGCTACGGATACACACCTCAGGACATTCAGGACGCTTGTATCATCACCGTGATCAATGCGATCAATCGCCGTGGCCGTATCGGTGAGCGGTCCAAGACTCTGGCCGGTGAGACGACGGCATACGATATGGCGGCGATACCGACACTCGCGATGGATGGTCTGCGCGAATACCGTCGTGTGGAGTTCATCATGCCATGATACGCATCGAGGTCCTTGGCACCGATAGAGTTATCGCCTATTTCCAGAAGGCTTCTGACCGCCAGAAGAAGGGTACGGTCGAGGCGATGACTGCCATCGGCAAACGTGTCCTCGAAGAAGTTCAAGCGAATCTGTCTGGCGGAATGTTAAAATCTCAGTCCGGCACACTACTCAGGGCACAAGAAGTCCGTGTCGAGGAAGAGGCCAGCAAAGTATCGGTTTTCGTTGGGTTCGACGCGGACAAGGCTCCATACGGCAAATTTCTTCTCGAGGGCGTGGGCCACGACTGGCTGATCCAGGCTGTGAACGCAAAAGCGCTCAAGTTCCAGATAAACGGGGAGGATGTCTTCGCCAAGCGCGTAACCCATCCCCCGTTCCCGCCGAGGAGTTTTTTGGCCGATGCGCTGGCGAAAGTTCAGCCGGAAATTATGCCGACACTGAGGG